GAAATTCAATAAAATCCTTAATTGGGAATAAGCTGGCAAATAGCCTGCAAGTAGATAAATTTAAAGAAAGTGTTAGAAAAAAGGAAGTTGCAGAAGCTTTAAAAGGTGTTACCTTACCTGTACAAAATGCTGCTAGTATTTCACAATACAAAAATTCAAAACTTCATAGGGATCAAATAAATGAAGCCATTCGAGATGAAATAACAAAAGTATTAAATAATACTAAAGTCACAGAATTAGAAAAAGAAAAAGCTATAACTTTTTTTAGTGACAAATATAAGAATAATGATTTAGCTCCATCGTCCATCGATTCTTTAATTACTGATTTAGGATTGTCAGGAGTTCCAGAAGTTCCATACCCATATTTGTTTTTTTATTATGGTGGGGGAGCTAACAAAGATGATTGGGCTGGACCCATAATGGCTCAATTTACAGAAGCAAATTATAATTATTCTTATGAGAGTGGGCAAAAATCTATTTCTTTGGAATTTACTAGTACCCATGAATTTTTGGGTTTTTCTAAATTAGGTTTAGAAAATATGGGTAAGAATTTACGCATAGATCCTAATTATAGATTAGCTTTCTATACTGATCGTCCTCAATATGTATCTCCAATATTTGCGTCAAATGTACAAGGGGAGGCAGGAGAAGGTGTAAAAAAAATTCACGATACGATAATTAATGTATTAGAGGACTACATTAAAAAAGTAACTACACAAAAAGCAAATGTATTAATTTTGCTACCTGATTTCAGCTCATTTTTTGATAAAGTAAAAGATGATTATTTTAAAGCCGTAAAACCAAATATTTGGAGCACACCGTATTTTCCTACATATAATCAATATTTGGGATTTTATAAATTATTTGCGGATATGGGATTTGAAGTTTTTAGCGCAGTTCCCAAATATCGCTCTTTTTTTAAAAAAGATGATTTAGGAGAACCTGTAGATAATTCTAAATTTTATGATGCTCAATCTTATTTTTTTGGACCCGGGGGAGAAGAATTAGTAGAAGAATATGAAAATGCTTCACGCGGCGGGATTTTTGCTGGGGCATCAAGAACTATTGTAGCAATCGGATTAAGAAAAAAAGATGATGAATCTATACACGCTCCGCTACAAAAAGTAATGTCTAACATATCAAATGTTGTAACAAATGTAACTCCTCAAATTTTAGTCGTTGATGATTATGAATTTTTAACAAAGTTTAAAGCACATTGTGATGGGCTTGGATATACAAATATTGTTAAAGATCCATCATACCCCCTTATAATTTTTGGTGATTTAGAACTTATTCAGTTATATTTTGCTGGAAGAATTATTTACGAAGATAGAAAATTATATACTAAAGTAGTAGCCACAACAACGATAGGAAATCAACAAGCAACAAATACTCAAAAAGCTAATTTAGATATTCAATTAAAAAAAAGAAATATTTTAAGTGAAAGAGATACAATGATTTTTTCTGACGACTATATCACGAATATAGCAGTTCCTACATTTTTACAACTTTCTAGTAAAAATATTAACTTTACATTACCCTCAGATGTGTTTACTTTAAACACAGATGATATAAGAGGTTCATTAGATACACTAGGCGTACCAATCTTAAAACTAGGATATGCAGAATCTAATATATTAGACATTGATGTAAATATTAAAGATTATTTTAATTCAATCCTTACAAAAATAAGATTCCCTAAAGAACAGGCTGAGTTAGTTTTTACTGGGATTAGCCCAGACAATTTAAATTTACTTAATTTAGTTTCTAAAGATGGGCAAAGTAACTTAGTTTCTGTTCTTGAAAGTAAAAACTTATCTTTAAACAATTTAATAGGCGAATTACGATCTGTTTTAATGAGGGACGAAAAATTACAAAAATTAAATAAATCACCACAAGAAAAAATAAAAACACTAAATGAAATAATTACTTTTTTAATTAAAGAAAATATAGAGAATACTCCTGCGTTCAATGTTATTTTAAAACTTCTAGGAAAACAAGACCCTCATTTGATGTATTATGACCTTTTAAATGAAATGGTTAAAAATACATATCAAGGGGTTATAAAAACAACTCCATTTTTTAAATTAAGTAAAGCTCCTACGCTATTGCCCCCTGCTCTATTATTAATAAGAGAATCAAATTTTGTGCCATATGATAAAACAAATGGGATAGTTGATTCTATTAAAGGATTTTATAACATCATGGGGTACAAGCACATAATATCTAAAAATGAAGTGAGCACAGAATTGTTTGTAGTTAGACACATAAATGTTGGAGGACTTCCCTGATGGCTACTAAAGGCGTAGTAATTGGGCATATCCCGTCCAACGAGGAATTCGGGGATCACAGTATTGGATACTACACGGTAAAGCTGGATGATGGTAGTTTTGTTACCGTGGAACATACTAGCCCATATTACAATAGAACAGGTGGGTTTTTAGCTTTGCCTAATAAAGGTGATAGGGTATTAATTGATAAATTGTCCGATACTGCGGATAAAGGAACTTGGTACTACTTAGCCACCATAGCCACTCCCGGAGCAGGCAAAATTTTAGAAAAAGGCGATGTAGAGCCACAACCTCAATTATTAAATAGTGTTATTGGCAAGTTAGGTGTGCCACAAAAAGTAATATTACAATCCCCAAAAGGTAATTCTTTAATTTTAAGTGATGATTACAACGAATCTGAATCCAATGTAGGTGTATTCTTAAAAACGGGTGCCGGAAAATACTTTAAACTTTCCGATGACAAAAAACAAAATAGTATAGTTTTAAAAACTGAATTAGGCCCAGAGGAAGAAATCGCTTCAATAAGTTTACAAGGAAACCCTGTAGAAGGTAGCACTCGTCAATCTTTTAGTGTTACAATAATTGCAAATAATACCGTTGAACTTAGAAGTTTGAAGGGAGATATAGATTTAAACATAGTTGATGGAAAAGAGATAAATATCATAAATAAGTCATCTGGAGCTAATGGGGACCATTTAGTTCTTCCTAATGGTACAACAATTATTGACCCGACTCCCGGAAACATTAACATTCAATCGACTCGGGGGGATATTAATATTGTTGCAGGCCCAACCCTAGAAGAAGTTATTTTGGCTCAATCGGTTTATGCACAGCGGCGAGCGGAATGGCAAGTGGCATCTCAAGCTGCCATTGCCTTGGGGCAAGTCCCACCCCCAGAACCACAGTTGCCTATATTTAATCCAATAATTAAACTAAAAGCCCAAGACCCGCTTACTGGGGGCATAGGAGCAGCCATAGATATAGAAAGTGATGGAGTTGTGAATATTAGAGGAAAACTGGGAGTAAATATAGATACATTGACACCAGTACCTAATCCTGTTAATCAAGATGGAGATCCCCTCAATAATGTTCCTGATGTGGGGGTTTTAACTGGAAATGTTACTATCGCAGGAAGAAGAATAGATTTAAACTAATATGACAGTAGATCTTAATGTTTTAGGTCAAACTTTAAATGCCTCCAATGATAATGATTTACTTAGAGGCTTGGGGATGCAATTTGGTGTCCCTGAGTGCTTGATGAACATTGCCATTGCTGGGGGGGCTGCTCTTTTTCCAAGCCAAGTCTTAGGCCAAATGGCGAGCAAGATTCAGGCGGGGAGAAATAAAGCTAACGATAAAATATCTCAAATAAAAAAGAATATTCTGTTAACCTTAGGATTATGGGAAGATGATGGTGAGGGTGGTTATGTATTAAAATCTATTCACAGCGCAGAGGGGCTGGCTGGACTAGGGGAGGCGCTGGATGCAATTGGAACAGTCGTGGGTACTGGAGCCGCTATATATGACCAATATCAAATTGCTGCCGCTGAATGGGCTGCAATCGAAGACTGCGTAAATCAGGCAGCATTGTTTTTTAAATCATTGGGGAATAATACAGGATTAAGTCCACAACAAATTCAACAAAAATTTGCTGCCGAGACAGCCCAAATTTTTGCCGCAAGATCTTTCATTGAAAGGGCAGATGCCGCATTAACCAATATTGGACAAGTTTTACTTGATAGAAAATTAAATCCAGATCTAGAACCCATAATCATAGAACCTACCTTATCCGCTTTCGGAAAATTTATTGCTCCTCCAGTTCCAACGGACCCCGTTTTCCGATTGGTGTTCGGTCCTCCTAAATCTAAAAAAGGTCAGTTTTTGTTGTCCGTGGATGGATTGTACTACGACTCACAAAAAGGTGGAGTTCCTGATGTTGTAGGATTTGTTCCGCCTGAAGATTACTACAAGTTTGATTTCCCTGCGAATTTGGGTGGTAAAGGGGAGATGATTTCTTTAAAGAAGTTAGAAACTTATATAGACACCATTTTTGATCCAGAAGTAATAGATGAGAGCAAGGATATTCAACAGCATTACGCGGCAGATCACTTTTTGAATGTACTAGAGGGGCAGAGGGATAAACATTTATATGATTTGTCTGCAATGATTCAAAAAGCAAAGGTTCAAGAGAGTCTGACCGATGATTCAGCCATCATAGTAAATATGAAACAAAGTATCTACTCCGTGATGGCTCAACATCAGTCTAAAATAAATAGACGAAAAAAACAAATTGAAATCGCCATAAAATCTCCATATTTAGCAGGCACCACTCCCGCGTTCGGGCTAGGAGAAGTTCCAATTAATGATTTTGGGCATTTACGAGATTTGAATGTTTCTGTTGCATTTGAAAAGCAAAAGAAACTAATGTTCAAGCAAGGGGAAGTTTCCGGCGTTGTGCTTCCCATACAACCAAGATTCGTAAAAGCTGCGGAGGCTAGAGCAGCCCCTGCTTTAAATTCTTTGATAATTCCTCCTGTCGGAAAAGGTGGAATCATATACGATAATGACTCAACAGCTACTGAGCCTACAATATTGTCACTAACAGATAAAGTGGTAGATGATGGATTGTTTGCAATATATAATTTCCTCGAAGGGGAAGTTGTGTCCCCCGGATCCACTAAATATACAGTGTTGAATTGCAACTCCACCAATAACTACAATAATGCTCAGTTGGTTGCGCTATCACCAAGTTCAGTATTCAGACGAGGATTAGGTATTCCATTTTTAAATGGAATAGTAAAGCTTTCCAACAGCAATTCTCAAATAAATTCATTAGGAAGTTTTGTTAGACTTCCAGACACGAATGAGTTTAGAGATTATACCTACAAGCAAAAAGGGTTTACTTTTGAAACTTGGGTACATGCATCTGGCATAACCACTTCGTTATCTGATGGGGACCCTGATTCGGCATACGGTGTCTCCTGTTTGCATAGACTATTACTTGCTTGTGAAAATACAGGGGGATTAGTCCCAGAGGTTTTGGAAAACCCTGACCAAGCAGAACAATCATTTTCTTCCGACATAGTTAGGGGACTAGTGATGGGTTTTACTAGAGACAGGCAAATAAGTAGAGGTTTTGAACCAAATGAATCGACCAATGATGCCGCACAGTCAGTATTTTTCATAGCTCCTACACGATCAGTCAATGGCTCTGATGTAGGATTTATAAATAGATCTAGTGTGGAGGAATGTGCTAGTGGGTACGGGTCACTAGCGTTTTCAGTTCCTTTATCCACTAGTGTTCCAAACACTACAAAAAAACTAAGAGATGTATCGGGTCAATTTATGTACTACTCACTAGCGATTGACCCAGAAAATGACCAAATTAGGCTTTGTGTAGATGGGGAATTAGTGTCTGTGGCTTCTCTATCTTATAGTTTTGGAATTCCTGCTGGTCAATCTTTGAGGGTTCCAAGTTTTAGAGCCGCAAACAGTTTTGAATATTCTACATCAAGCACGGGAAATTCTTCGTTCTCAACAGGGCCAAAATTAAATGAATTGTTTACCCCTTGGATCTTGGGTGGGGGGTATACGGATGGATACAGGGCGCAAAATTCAGGATTCATGGGGCAAAAGCATGGTCTTAAGAGTGGCCTAAATGGATATTTAGGTAGCACAAAATTCTATTCACGACCATTGTCTGCGTCTGAATCCAAACAAAATTACGATGCACAGAAAGGGTTCTTTAAGAACATTGATTTATCATGACTCTTAATTACTACGGAACTAGATTAGCAAAACCTGTATCCAAAGATATCCAATCGGAATCAAAAAAAACATACGGGTTAAACTTTCCTTTTGGAAAAAATCCAAAAAGAGGTTTTTTTGCCAAGGAGGCGGGACAAGCATTGATCAAGTCTAATTTGACTCAGTTGCTAAATACCTTTCCCGGTGAACGAGTAATGCTCCCTAATTTTGGTCTTGATCTTAGAAAATACTTGTTTGAACCCTTAGACTCTATTACATTTTCGGAAATAAAGGATGAAATTTTATTTACTTTAAATAAGTATGCTCCTTATGTGCAAGTTGTAGGTCTTCGCGTCAGTGAATCGTCCGAACTAAATTATACTGGAATCCCCGGCATCGTAATTCAATTAACAGTCAAATTACGCGATGACGAGAATCAAACATTTGATGTTACGGTTAAAGTTGGAGAATAATTATGGCATTTAATGGAAGAGTAGAATCAGATTTTTTAAAGCTTGCACAATTTGACGCTCTGGCAAAACCAGAAATTATCGATTATGCAGCTACGGACTTTGATTCATTAAGAAGAGCTTTGATTGCATATATCCAAGCAGCATACCCTCTTGATTATCAAAACTTCATAGAATCAGATTTGGGGGTAATGTTGATAGAGTTGGTCGCGTACATGGGTGCGGTCATGTCCATGAAGGCCGATATGTTGGCGAATGAAAACTATTTGAGCACTGCTAGAAATAGAATCAATGTTGGTAAAATTTTAGAATTATTAGGCATCAAATTAAAAGGCCCCATATCATCTGCCTGCAATGCTAAAATTACATTAGATTCCACTGGGGTGGGCGGGCTTGTCATCCCTATAGGCTCAAGAGTGGTAACCATAAATTCTCCAGAAGATGGAAATCCCGTTACATTTACTTTGTACAAGACAAACAATGGTCAAATATCCGATGCCACTAGTGATGGTTCAATATCCTTAGAAAACTCAGAATCTAATGGAGGCTTGGGGTTAGTTTGGGAAAATTTGGTTTTGTTAGAGGGTGCCTTAGTTTCTGAAGCAGGCACGGTGGAAACAACAGATGTATCAAAAACTATAGTATTAAATGCCAGCCCTGTTGTAGAAAAAAGTGTTTCAATATTTTTGACTCCTCCAAATTCTACTGGGCAAGCGTGGAATGAAATAGACAGTCTATTCTTTACTTCAGGGTCTACAGATCAAGTTTTCGAAGTCATAAAAACTGAAAATTACGGGGCCACGCTTTTATTCGGGGATGGTATTTCTGGAAAGCCTGTGGCGACAAATACCGATTATTTCATAACATATAGGGTTGGTGGTGGAAGTAGAGGAAATATTCTTTCCGATGTAATAAATGTCCCTATCAGTGGAGAAGATGACGATTCAAACGCTAAATCAGGAATATTAGAAAACACTTCAGTAGCCGTGGGGGGTAGGGATGCGGAGGATGTTGAAAAAGCCAAAAGATATGCTCCATTGGTTTTCAGATCTCAAAACAGATTGGTAACGATAAATGACTATTCTAATTTTGCAAATCAATATGCAAATTCTGTAGGTGCAACAGGAAAGGCGCGTGCTGTAGTGCGAGATGCATACAGTTCAGCAAACATAATCGATATTTATCTATTACAAGTAGCTTCTAATATTCAGTTGCAACAGGCGACTGTAGAATATAAAAAACAGTTATTAGAGGCAATACAAGATAAGAAAATGATCACCGACGAAGTTGTAATCGTAGATGGTGTTGTAAGAACTTTGGATTTAGTCATGACAGTTCGTATTGATAAGTACTTGTTGCCTAGAGAAGAGCAGATAAAGGCAAAAGTTAGAGATAGATTGTTAAGATTCTTCAATGTAGATAATTTTGATTTTGGAAAACCCCTAAACATCTCTGAATTAAATAGAGCCGTGTTTACTTTGCCTGAAGTGAGGTATGCTACAGTAGATAATCTAGACTCTGATGTTGTTGTTGATTTTAATGAGATTATTCAGCTAAACAATTTTACAATTAACATAGTAGGTGTTTGATGAACAGTATTAATTTCATAACCGGACAAGACAAGAAGTACTATCGGAGAAACTATGTAGATGTTTTAGAGTTACTTACTCCTACAGTTTACAAAGAAGCTGATATTACTACTTCTGGGTATGAAGTTTCTATTTATGATAAAGTAATAAAATCTCACATTAATGTAGCTAATTATTTCAATAGTATTTTCAATGTCTCCAGCACAACAGAGGGGTCTTCCTTCGGGTCACTATCAGGAGCATCCCAGTACTTCATAAAACAAAATAGATTAACTGAAATCACTCCATACGATTTTGAATCTAAGATTCTATATCCTTCACAACAGTCATTAAAAAATTACGAAAATAGTTCGTTATTTTCTGAGTTTTTAGAATCAACCTTACTACCATCGATAAGGCTAAATTCGCCAACCGAGCTTTTTGATCTTGATTCTGCGGCAGACGCACATGATTATTTGATAAATGAATTATCTTGGTTGTACATATTAAATAAACAATATGATTCTAATTTAGTTTATCAACCATCTGCAACAGTAAAAAATTTATTTTTAGAAAAAACATACAACGGAAAACCAATAATGTTGTCTGATGCCATGAAGGCATTGAACACTTTCTTGTGGTATAATTATAATGTATGTTCTTTGTTCCAACGATTAGAATTAGTTCCAAGCGAGTTCCTTAGCGGAACTGGGAAATATACAAGTGGAACTCAGCAATTAGATAAATTAAACACCATAACAGAAATCCTATACTCGCCATTACGGTCAGATGATAAAGATACAATTATAAAAAAGTATTTTGATTATTACCAGTCCACCTCAGAGCATGCAATAAATACTGAAAAAGCGGGGCCTTTCCATAAATTCCTAAAAAGCATAGCTTGGGGTATTTATGATGTAAATGATCAGGTAGAAAATTTAAACCTACTTTACGATATCAATAGATGTCCTGAAGAATTACTTCCTCTTTTAGCTTATACCATTGGTTGGAGTTTGTACGGAAACAATCCTTCGAAATGGAGGCAGCAGGTTAAAAATGCTGTCCAAATTTATAAATCTGTAGGAACCAAGCGGGGGCTTAATTTAGCCTTAAATTCTGTTTTTGGTCAAACTTCATTAGATCTTAGTGCATCAGTACAAGAGTTATACGAATCATATATTCCAAATCTACTTTACTACTGCATAGCCACGGATTCCCCTCTTGTTAGTAGCTTTGAGAGTTGGACACCCCAGTTGGCTGGAGAGTTGGGTATTCGGCATCATACTTTGAAAAGTATGGATACCAACATAAGATACATAGTTGATAGCATACTAGAAGATGCAGTACGGCTTTTCCCCAATCACTTTTACATAAGCCCAAATCTTAGATTCAATTTAGAAGATCCTGATTTTGTTTTCTCTTACAGGGATGTTCCTAATAATAAAATACCTCCTTGGGAGTTGGAAAAGTATTATAGATACTGCAAGATAAGTGACGCTTTGTTGAGTTACTTTGAGGAGCGTCTAGTTTGTTTGGCAGTTAGTAGATCTGTGGCAGAACAAACTATAAATTACATTAGAGACAATACCATAGAGAATGTAACTAATATTGGTATAAAAAATAACTTCCTATTCTTTACATTAAGCCCTCAATATCCTCCAAATTATACTCATATTCTTTCCAACTTTGATAAACAAAAAACAAAGATACTGCCTATTTGGAATGGTAAATCATCAACATTTAATTTAAGTCTAGAATCGAGTTCATTTGAATTTGATAAATATTCATTCTTGATAGGAAGCTCTGAAGGGTTAAAAGCCGTACTAAAAACGGTAATAGATTACAGCCCCGCGCACGCGATACCCGACATCGATCTAGGACTTTCTACGGAAGATGAAATGTTCTTCCTAGAATCTTTCGAACAAGCAAATACTTATTCCCTCTTTGATTTAGTAACCGCATCATCTGTTTTAGCTGGATTTAATAATGTTGGATTGCAGATGAGTAGCTTGGGTAGAATTTTTAAGAGGGAAGATGTAGACTCTCTCACTGATCCAGTTTTTACTACAGGATCATCTTTTTCAAATTTACATAGAAATACCTTAAGAAGAAGAAACTACAAAAATAATCTCCCCAAAGACGGGTGGTTTACACGAAGTGGGTTTAACATGCCTCCTCATCATGTGGTAGATAAAAATACCATATCTTATTCTACAAGAGGCGAGTGTGATCCAATAATTGCATTAATACATAAAAAGATCGAAGAGAAAGCATATGCAGATGCGTCAGCCAGTCTACAAATAGAATCATTTGCATCTGCTTATTCTGCATCAGGAGATTACATGAATTTAGTGGTTAGTTTAGCTAACACTAGTGCAGGGCCAAATTCTGCTGATGAATTCTTTGATTTTGAATTTGGGAGAGGGTTGCACAAGTTATACTTGATATACGATAAAATTTTTGGGCTGCATAATCTTAACTGGAATGCCGATAGAAATGAAGGTGGATTTAACATATTCGCACAAACTTTCGGAACAGCTTTATTTAATGGTAATTTCGAAATAGATGGTGCCACATTTGAAACATATCCCCAGTTAATTACATCCAGTTTTGATTCAGAAGTAAGGTTGGGGAACGGGGATGGTTCTGGGGTATTTAGTAATTTAGGCACGGCTTCTGGTACGGTTATTGCTAATTCTCCATCTGATTATTACTTAAACAGATTTGAATTTAGGAATGCTTCCTTGGTTAGTGGTGTGGAACTAATAATTCCATCGGGCGCAGGAAACGGGACTTATTTCTCGCTATTTGACATAGACCCAATAAACCAAAGAGAAGACACCGACAATTACGCCATCGATAATAGAATCATAAAAATGGCAGTAGGACAATCTAACGGATTACCTAGAATTAGGTTTAACCTATCCGCGCATGACAACCCCCCAAGCAAGTTAATTCCTGAGCATGAATTTAAATTACAAATTCCATTCTTTGTTGGTCAAACCACGGGCCT